GCTCTGTGCGAAAAAATGTCCGCGATCAAACTACACTACAACACTATGAAAGACAATGATTTATGCCAAACACTGCCAAACCATTAGCGCTGATAGATTTTACGGGTAAATCTCATCACATCACAAAAAAAATCCGAGAGGAGCGGGCTGAAACTGAAATCACAATGGGTGATCATAAATTTTTTGCATCAATGGCTATCAAAAAAAATCCCGATGCACACCTTAAATGGCTTGAGCTTACAGAGTTTTTTGTAGATCACGATATAAAATTCGTAACAACCTCTGATAATGATATTATTGAGATGTTTTGTTTCGCATACTCAGAGTATATTGAACTGCTTGAGCATCGCAGAGCAATAAAAGCGATTGTGCCACCGGCTGAAGAAAAAATATCAGAGATATCAACAGAGCTTGAGCAGTATTTCGGTTCGTCTGAAATAAAAGGCGTTATGTCTAAGATAAATTTTTTACTTACGGTTCAAGGCGATCTTGTTTTAGACAAAGCAATAAACGCAAAAATAGAACTTATGCTTAAACTTTCAGATAGATTATTTTTAAATCCATTATCAAAAATACGATCGATACCAAGTAGGAAAGCAAAAGAGGCAGATCCAAATAAAGAATTATTTGGGGACTAACAGATGCATGTAGTAACAGAGTACGCTACAAAAATCGTTTATGGTGATATATCTGCATGTAAATGTGAGGTACAGGCGTGTAGTCGCCATCTAAATGACTTAAAACGCATTAGCTCACCAGGATTCCCATATGTATTTGATACTGACAAAGCCGATCGAATAGCAAAATGGTTCTCAATTTGCCGTCATGTACGTGGTGAATTTTCTGGACAACCGATTATACTTGATGATTGGCAGATATTTGACATTGGTTGTATATTTGGATGGGTTTGTGCTGATAGTGGTAAACGCAGATTTAAAAATGCATACATTAGGGTAGCTCGCGGGAATACTAAATCGACAGAAATGTCAGGTATAGCAAATTATTTTATGTGCGCCGATGCATATTGGATACCAGGGAATCCAGAGAATGCTATATATGAGGCATCGCCCGAGGTAGTTTGTGTTGCTGTTGACAAGGGACAGGCTAATATTGTTTGGGGTGATGCGCGTGAAATGGCAATAAACAGTCCGGATATATCTAAGCGGCTTGATATTAAAAAGGGATCAATAAGTCACAAAACACGCGGTGGATCTGTTAAAAAACTCAGCAAGGCGACCGATAACAAAGACGGAGGATCGCCGTGTTTGATAATAGTCGACGAATATCAAGATCATCCTACAAGTAAAATAAAAGATAAGGTAAGTAGCGGAAAAGGAAAGCGTGCACAGTGTTTGGAAATTATAATAGCAACGGCAGGTGATGATGCAGAAAATAAACCATGTAAAAAAGAGGATGACTATGTCAGAAAAATATTATCAGGAGAATTGCACTCCGATCGTTATTTTGGAATGATCCGTGAATTAGACGACGATGATGATCCACATGATTCTGCTAAATGGTACAAATCGAGCCCAATATTACGATCAGGAAATCAATATGCCAAAACGTTGTTCGACGAAATTAAAAATGCGCATGATGATGCATATAACAGTAATGATTATTCAAAAATCAGAGAATGGTTGATTAAGCGCGCGAATCGTTGGCAAACGGATTCGGAACATAAATTTATGACTGGCATCATGGATAGATACAAAAAACTCTCGGTATCAAAGGAGGAATTTTTTGCGTTAATAAAGAATAGAAAATGTTGGTGCGGGCAAGATTTGGCAAAAACAACAGACCTTGCTGCTGTTGGTTGGGTTTTTATACTTGACGATTGTAGGTGTGCTATAGATGCGCATGGTTTTATGCCAGAGGAACGGGCGAAGGAGCACGAGCACTCTGATAGGGTTCCGTATCGCGATTGGGCGCATGACGGGTATTGTACATTGACACCAGGATCAGTAACGGACTACTCTTTTATTGAGCAATACATTCACGACACGGAACTAAATGCAGGAATAAAAATCCAGGAATTTTGCTTCGATCCATATAATGCGTCTCATTTTATACAAACTCTCGAAAAAAATGGTGGCTATAGACATGAGCAGATGTGTGAGGTACGACAGGGAGCAAAAACTTTATCTGAACCAACAAAAAAATTTAGAGAATTAGTTTTGCAGGGGAAAATAATACATAACGGAAACCCATTACTTATATGGTGTCTATCAAATGCAATAGAGGTAATAGATGCTGGTGAAAATATTAGATTGTCAAAAAGCTATAAATCAGATACTCAAAGAATTGATTTGGTATCTGCCATTATAAATGCGTTTGCATACGCATTAAAAGAAAAACCTGAATTTGTTTATCAAAGTAGAGGAATGAGGAGTTTATGAAAAAAATATTTTTACTTTTATTCAGTATTTGGTTATTTTTTAAAAAAACTGTACCAAGTCTAATGTCTGAATGTATATTTTTATTGGCGTTTTCATCTGTTTTTTATGGTTTGTGGTGCATATATGAGCCTTGTGCGTTTATTGTTTGTGGGATATTTGTTATGTGGTTTTTGATACCGATTAAGGGTGGAAAATAATGGGTTTTTTTACCAACAAACTTGCGCTTAAAATACAAAACAGTCGACCATCTTTTGTACAGGAATGGTTGTCAGGTGGTGGCGGAGCGCCTTCTGCGTCACAAATAATTGTTTCGAACGAAAATGCACTTAAATATAATGCATTTTGGTCATGCTGCAGAATATTGGCCGAATCATTTGCATCTGTGCCAATAATGGAGTATAAAAAAAATCCTAACGGCGACCGCGAACAGACCGACGACACTGGTATGTATGATATTTTCCAAACTTCACCTAACGCAATAATGGATTCAAATTCTTTTAAGGAGGCTTCTCAGTACCATATAAATATTTCTGGGAATTTTATTTGTAGGCGTGTTCAGAAAAAAACAGGACTTATTACTGGACTACAAATAATAGACTGGAAAAATATATATATTGATTTTGACAAAACTACTAGCATGCCAATATATATAATTAATGGAAATATTGATTACCCATTAAAGCGAAGCGAAATATTTCATGTTCCTGGACCAACTTTTAACGGTGTTGTTGGGATGTCGCCAGTATCTTTTTTGTCAGAATGCATACGACTTGGATTGACGTATGAAAAATATTCAACAAATTTTTATCAAAATGGTGCTCTACCTTCAGGCGTTTTTGAGGCACCAGGCGTTATGGATGATAATAGTTATAAAAGACTCAAAGAAGAGATAAAGGAAAATTGGCAAAATCTAAAAAATGCAGGCAGGCCGATGCTTCTTGAGGGGGGCACTAAATTTACCGGGCACTCAATAAAACCTGTTGACGCACAATTGCTTGAGTGTAGATCGTTTCAGGTTGAGGAAACCTGCCGGGCAATGAGAGTGCCACCACACATGGTTTATGATCTTAGACGCAGCACAAACAATAATATAGAGCATCAAGGTATAGAATACGTAATGTATACCATGCTTCCCAATTGTAAACGATTCGAGTCTGCTATAAATTCTCAACTCCTACTGCCGTCCTTCCGAAAATTAGGATATTATTTTGAGTGCAACTTGTCTGGGTTGCTGCGCGGAGACCAGAAATCTATGGCAGAGGCATTTGCGATAGGTCGCCAATGGGGATGGTTGTGTGTTAATGATATTCTCAGATTATTAAATTTAAATAAAATACCAAACGGTAATATATATTTAGAGCCTATGAATATGGTTGAGGCTGGTAAACAATCAAAAATAATGGGCGAAAATATTAAAAAAGATACAGAAAATATGTCAAAACTAATAGAAATAGCAGCAAAAGGGGAATAAATGTATAATTTTGAGGTAAAAAACAAATCAGATACTGAGTCTGATATTTATATATATGGAGTTTTGACTGATGAAAAATGGAGCGATGACGAAACAACTCCATCAGATATAATAAAAAGAATAAAAACACTAAAGACCAAAAGTGTTATAAATTTATACATAAATTCCCCTGGGGGCAATGTTTTTAGTGGTGTATCGATTTATAATTTACTAAAACGATTGCCAGGGAAAATAATTACCACAGTCGATGGTATAGCCGCGTCCTCAGCGTCTATTGTTGCTATGGCAGGAGCCGAAATTGGGATGTCTGCTGGCTCATTTATAATGATACATAATGCTACGTCTGTTGTTGGTGGTACATCAAGAGACATGAGATCTGCGGCTGACACACTCGATCTTTTGGATAATAGTATAGGAGACATATATGTCGAGCGAACCGGTATCGACAAGAAAAAAGTTTTAGAAATGATGGATGTTGAAACTTTGTTTGACGCAAAATCTGCTGTTGAAAATAAATTTGCAGACAGAATTGTTGGTGGAAAAAAAATAAATGCGCTCTGGGACGGCGCACAATATATTTTAAACAATGTGAAATTTAATCCGAATGATTTTAAGAAATTCCCAGACCTAAAAAAGGTCGATTATTCAGAACATGAAACTATTATAATAAACAACGAAATCCTTAACAATATTATGGGGGTTGTATGAATTATCTCTTGATGGCAAAAGCTCTTATCACAAAACAAAAAGAACTTTTGGCTAAAGCAAAAAATGAAGGCAGAATTTTTACCGCAGAGGAAAAAACTCAATTTAATGCATGGCAGGCTGAACATGATGAATGTATCAAAATGGCAGAGATCGAGCATGCACAGAATCAGGCGTACCAAAACGGGGAAGACGTAAAAAATCCGTTGGCAAATATTAAAAATGTTTCAATTACAAGAGACGAAAAACCATTCAAACATTTTTCGTCTCAACTTGTTGCTGTTAAAAATTTTGCAACAAACGGCGTAGTTGATGAACGGTTGATAAAAGTTAATAACGCTATGGGTGGAAACGAGTCTGTTGGTTCTGATGGTGGCTTTCCTGTGCAAACAGATTTTGCTGGCCTAATGATGGAGACTGCTGTCAATGAATCACCAATTATTGCAAAAACTGATAAATATCCAGTTTCGGGATCATCTAATTCTGTTAAATGGATTGATATCGACGAGGAGAGTATAGAGGATTCTTGTTTTGGTGGAGTAAAAGTTTACTGGGCGGCAGAGGCAACTACTGTGACTGCTACAAAACCAAAACTGGCAGAAAAAGAACTTGTCCTTCAAAAGTTAATGGGGTTGGCGTATACTACATACGAACTCCAGGCAGATTCTGCTTTTACTGACCAACTTTACACAAGAGCATTTAATGCCGCGATTTCACGTGAACTTGAAAAATGTATTATAGCAGGAACTGGTGTTGGTCAACCTTTGGGATTAATAAATTCTCTTTCACTTATTTCGGTCGCGAAAGAATCGGGGCAGGCAGCGGGCACAGTTGTTTGGGATAATATCTCAAAAATGTATCATAGAGCTCTGAATAAATCAGCACCTGGGTATGTATGGATAACACATCCTGACCTGAGTGAGCAATTCGATTTTTTGAATTTCCCGATCGGAACCGGTGGTGTGCCTGTTTATCTACCTGCTGCTATCGCTGGGTCTGTTGATAGCATGAAGAGTAAGCAGATTATTGATTCGGATATGTGTTCAGCCGCTGGTACAGTAGGTGATATTATATATACAGATCTATCTCAATACATGATGGCATACAAGGGCGGGGTTGACAAAGAGACATCTATTCATGTCCAATTCCTAACAGCGGAAAACTGTTTTAGATTTATTTTTCGCGCAAACGGGATGCCTAAACGATCGAAATCTTTAAAAATTAAAAACAGTACAAAGGAACGTTCGACAACTATAACTCTGGCTACCAGAGCATAAATTAAAGAAAGGATTTTTTATGGCATGTGGGATATTTGACAAAAATGTATACATCAATTCTGTTGCGCCTCAGTCTTGCGCTGGGGCAGTATCTGGTAGATATATTTCTCTAAAAAATCAAAAGAAAATTGGTATTTTGATTGCGCTTGGAGCAATAACGACGAGTGTTACCATACAATTGCGACAGGCAACCGCTGTTGCTGGTACAGGCGTGAAGGCGCTCAATTTTGACCATGTATGGCGTACTGGAGGAAAACTTGCGTACACTGTTACGGCTGGCGCTTTACAGGTAGGCGAGGTGATTACAGGTACTACATCCGCAGCAACTGCCAAGATCCACCAAAAATTTAGCACCGGCCTTGTGATCTATAGCATCTCTGGTACATTTCAGAGCGGAGAAACTATAACAGGCACAACGTCTGCTGCTACTGGTGTGTTGACGAGTGCTGTAACAGAATACGGAATGAAATGCCGCGTAGCAATGGCGGCTGCTGCAAACACGATCGCACTTACAATACCCAATGAGACATATTGTATTGATGTTTTACCAGAAACGCTCGATGTTGCCAATGGTTTTGATTGCATAATGGCTGATATCTCGGCAGTTGGTGGAACGTCTTTGGCTGTTGTGAGTTATATCTTAGATCCAAAATACAAAGAAGAACCTCAAAAGTCACCTATTATTGACTAAAAGGAAGGTGTATTTATGCCTATTATGAATATAAAAACTGAATTGCCGAGCGGTAATTTAAGATTTTTTTCGAACGTACCTAATTCTTTGATGCAATTCGGAAAAACAGATTACCCTTTGCAATGTAAATTCCATAACAGACCTGGAATAACAGGATCAACAATTGAGGTTAGGGCAAAACCGTCTTCTGCTACGGCGGAGCATTTTGCAGTTGATAGTACATTGGATTGGGCACCTACATCAGGTACTGTTACGGGTGGTGGTTGTCGTGCATTGCAGGGAGTCTGTAGGCTCGATACCAGCAAATCAATGACGGCAGGTTCTCTTGTTGGTGTTTATGGACAAGTTGCAAATAATGGAACTATTAATGGTAGCGGTATTATGATGGCAGCACTTTACGGACTGGTTGAGGATGGCGGTACATACACAGCGCTGTCTCATCTCGCTATGGCGTGGCTGGATTCGCATCTTACAAAAACAATTTCAGCCGGATCGTCTGAGTTTTTATACATTAGCAATAACGGGTCAACCACATTTGATCAAGCGATATATTGTTACGCAGGTAATAAAATTACAAATTTATTTAATATCAATACCGCGTCAGGAATGGTTGGGACAAATAATGCCGGTGGTGGAACACTAAACTTTACTGATTGGAAAAAAATAAAAATAGTACTCGAAGGGGAAACGCATTATTTGGTTGCTGCAAAAACAATAGCATGAGGCGCGAAATGAAATATACCTTATCTGTATTTGATCGATTGATATTGCTAAATATATTTCCGTCTGAGAGTAATATTATTACTCTCAGAATAGTACGTGAATTGAAAATGTTAATAGGTTTTTCGGAGATTGAACACAGAAAACTTGAAATACATCTTGATCAAGAAAGTGGTAATGTTCATTGGAAAAAAGACGCAGAGAACGATATTGAAATTGAAATAGGAGATGTTGGTAGATCAATAATAGTTGATGCTTTGAAATCACTAAATGAAAAAAATAAACTCAGTGAGCAGCACATTTCTTTGTACGAAAAATTTGTTGAGGGAAAATGAATATCCGGATTGTAACACCACCTGTAATAGAGCCGGTTACTCTTGATTATGTAAAAAAGCATTCTCGTATCAAATATGATATAGAGGATGCTATACTTGCTCTATGGATACGTTCTGCGCGTGAACAGGCGGAAAATATTATGGGACAATCGTTGATAACTCAGACGTGGGAGGTGTCGTATGACATTGGTGTAGAGGACTATCCGTATATGCCTATACCATTACCGCGCTCTCCTGTTCAAATTGTTTCGAGCATAAAAACATACGACACATTAGGTACTGAATCGTCTCTTTTACTTACAGATTTTGACATCGACACCCACTCGATACCTGCTCGTATTGATTTGGGATATTGTAAATCATGGCCTACAACAACTCTTCGAAGCACACGGTCTATAGTAATAAATTATATATGCGGATATGGCAATACTACAGAATCGATACCGGCCGACATACGTGACGCAATTCTACTTTATTGCACTCATCGTAATGAGAATCGTGCCGACGAGTCTGGGATGTGTGCAGGATTCATGAATTTACTTTTTAGGAAACGGTTGTATGTAAGATGAATCCGTATTTTAGGAAAAAAAAGAGTTTTGCTACAGAACTAAATTCTCAATGCTGGATTCAGGCAAAAACTTGTATCGACGATGGTGAAGGAGGTTTTTTAGTATCGTGGCATGATGTTAATTTGGTATTTTGCAAAATTAGATCATTAACAGCAGAGCAAATAGCACAGTATCGTACAATAAATGTTGAGTGTAATATGACAATCGATGTACGAGCTGAAACAGAAATTACTGAACAAAATAGGATTTTATTTAATTGTAGAATTTTTGAGATTTTATCTGTGCAAAATATCGACGAGGCTGGTATTATAAAATCAGTTGTGTGTAAGGAAAAAAGAGAATGAAACAAAATTGGTTTAAATACGATGGTTCGCTATTAAGAAAGATTGAAAAAGAAATAGTCGCTGGTGAAAAAAAACAAAGAACAAAGTCTGCAAAATTAATTAAGGAAAAAATAAAAGAAAAAGCGCTTGCCATGAAAGTTACAGGGAATCTTGCGAGAGGTGTGTATATGATAAATGGTAAAAATAAATCATTTGTTGGAATAAAAGCGCCAGGGTTCCATAATTATTTAATTGAATTTGGTCATTTCGCTGGAAAAAAAGAGAATGGTAAAGATAGAAAATTTGTGCCTGCACATCCAATAGTATACCCGACTTTTGAAGAGCAGGCCGATGCTGTTAAAAAAATAATGTCTGAATCATGGACAAAATAAGAATAACAATACCAAAGGGAGATCGTACCAATATGGCTGTTCTTACTTTACAAGAAAAAGCAAATGTAATAGCTGGCAGACCATTAACAGATCCAGCAACAAATATTGAGCGTATAGCGGCAGCTATAGGAAAACTCGGTGGCGATGTTGCTGGAGAACAATTGACTCCCGCGCATCCAGTGTTTACAAACCATCCGGTTACACAGGCACAATTGGACGAATGGGCGAGTATGGCTGTAAATATGCAGATACATCCGAGAATGACTCATAATATTATCGACAGCCCGACGATAAATTTGGCAGACGATGCCAATATTGTAGTTGAGTCAAGAAAAGTTATTTGGTGCTATGCACATAAGTTGGGATCGGCTTAACATTGATGGCTTCACTCATACCGGGAGCATTTGGATATATAACAATCACAATAAACGGGTCATATGTTTACGAGACGGCAACTAATTATATGTTTGCATTGCCATTGTCTCTAATTACATCGGATATATTTTGGTCTAATATTACTAATAGTAATCATATTGCTGTTTGGGATACTGGCGGAGGAGGCTCGCGACCAAAATATTCGATATTAAATATTGTTGGAAAATCAGGTGTATTATATTGGGACGGTGCTTTAAGTGCCGGCAGAATTTATAGAATTTATTTTGGGAAAAATATATCAGTACTTGACAGTACACTTGCTGCGTCTAATAGTGGATTTACATCTTTCAGTCCATTGTGCGAATCATCAGGAATAGATATTTTTAATTTTGGAGGAACTAACGGAACACTTGTCGCACCTGGATCAATAAACAATACTGGTGTAGTTTACAAAGCATACGCTGGAACCGGTGCCTCCGGGGCTCAATCAGTAACAACGAACGCTGATTTATTTGGAATTGGAGACACTACTATTAGTTGCATTATACGACCATCTGGGTATGGGTATAATGGAGGTGGTCGTATTGTTGATAATGGATATTTTATTCTAAAAGTCATGCTTACCGGGGCAAAATTATATTGCTCATCAGACATTGCGGTAACTAATGCAGTATCTGCTGCAAATTCGATACTGCTTAATGTCACATATCATATAATGGTGACTCGTACATCACTTGGGGTTATAAATTTTTATATTAATGGTGCTCAGAGCGGTACTGCCAATCAGATAAAGGGAATTCCTGTTGCTGGAGCAACTACAACATACTACGGTAACGCATCGTCTAATGTTGTAGCATTTAACGGGACTATAGAGCAATTGGGTAGGACTAACAATATAAAAACTTTACAATATGCGCAGAATCGCAATGCGATGCTAATGGCCCCAAACACTTTTTTCGGCGGGGAATATCCTATAACAAAAATAGGTGGCGACAAACGATTTAGATTTGGTTTTGGATTTGGATTTTAAAAATGTTTGAATCATCGATAGTAAAATTATTGCGTGCAGATAATATGTTGGTATCAAAATTGTCAACATATAATAGCATGCCAACAATTTTTAGTAATCAGGCACCGGAAGGAACGCAGTTTCCGTGTATAGTTTTTTATATCCACAGAACACAGTCAGACGACGCGTGCCTCGACGGTTTTGTTTTGATGGTTGACTATTATAGCTATGGTGTATCGGATGTTAATGCAAATATTGCAGTCGAAAGGATAGAATTTTTATTGGATAGAGCACATCTTGAACATGATAGATACGATACTATTCGGGTATTCTTTTTTTCTGGAACTACTGTACCTGATCCAGATCCGCGCATGTACCATTATAATTTACAATTTAACGCACGCGCAGGTAGAAAAAAATGGATGCAGCAATTATAGTGTTGCATAATTACATGGGATAATGTATTTTATTACATAATGCTGGATTTAATTATGGCCCTATTAACTGTACAACAAATATCAAAAACTGGATTACTACCAACATATGCAGTTGCGTCTGCATCTGACACATTTGTCGGCGACGAGCATACGTATATAGAGGTGATAAATTCCGGAATTGCTGATACTATTGTTACTGTTGACGCAAAACAAAACTGTAGCCAGGGATATGATCATAATTGTGTTGTAACGATACCAGCAGGATATCGTCGTAAAATTGGAATATTTGAATCTTGGTTATTTAACGATTCGTCTGGTATTATAACAATTACTTTTTCTGTAATAACTTCGGTAACTGTTGGTGTTTTTAAAATATAACAAAGGAGATTTTGATGGCTCGGAAACATGGTATTACTACAAACACGTATAAAAAATTTATTATTGACAGCGGAGCGGTGTACAAAAACTATGGCATCAGCACATGGACTGTAACACTCGCATCTGTTATAGCAACAGATGCAGTTGTTATTAATGGCATAACCTACACGTGTGTAGCTGCTGATCCAGCGGCGCTCGAATTTTTGAAAGGTGTGACAGATACAGATACTGCGGTAAATCTTGCAGCAAAATTGACAACTGTTACTGGTTGCGACGCTACATCTACTGGTGCAGTAGTTACTGTTGTTGGTACTACAAAGATAGTAAATATTTTAATGACAACACCAGACACAACAATAACACTTGTCCATAACGGAATGAACTCAACGCTGCTTGGGGCAACGCGTGGTGGTAGTACGTTTACAGAAGAGCAGGAATTGCGCGAAATGATTGTTGATGGTTCCAAGGGTAGGGTTGTTGGCGATATGCGCATAACAAAATCAATACCAAAAATAGTTGCAAATTTTATAGAGATTAATGCGGATCTCATTAACTATGCATTACCTGGATCTAACAAATCAGACTATCCAGCAACAGAGGGTAAAACCCATGACATGATTGTGCGTGCTCTTGATGTTGCTATTACTGATTATTTGACAAATATCGCAATAGTTGGTGAATGCACGTCTTCACCGACAAATTATATTGAATGCATAATCAATAATGCAATCGCAGAGGGAAATTATGAATGTGCATTTACAGACAATGAAGAGTCAGTTCTTAAGTTGACATTTTACGGAAACTTTACAACAGCAGACTTAACAACTGAACCATTCAGTATTTATTATCCTATAATTTCGGCATAGAGGGTATTATGAAAATAAGAGAACTGAAATACGAGGATTGCATAACTCTCGCCCGTTTAATACAAAAACTTGTTGATGCAATTGGTACCGAAAAATTGCTCAATGTAATAAGCGCAGAAAAAAAATCAGAAACAGGTGGATGCAAAACAGAGGAAGAATATTCACAGATTGGTGCTGCTATTTTGCAAAAATTGATACAGTATGTATCTGACGATGTGAATATTTGGTTCGCGGATCTTGTAGGATGCACAACGGCGGAACTTTTAGAGATGAGTTTCGACACTCCGTTTTTGATTATTACTCAAATAATAGAGGCTGCAGATAGTAATGATTTTTTTACTACAGTCTCGCATCTATACAAAACGATTGCCGGGTGCGGGACTCGGTGGAAGAGTCTGTTTCAGAGATAAGATTTTTCGATAGACTTTCGCTCGCCGAATTGCACAATGCTGCATTCGGTGAGATTGTTTTTAGGATTAAAATGCTAATCAAAACAAAATATGAAAATTCTAAAAACGAGCTTATAGCTGCCAGCTTTACTGCATGGCAAATGCTTGCGGCACAGGGATCAGAAATCACTTGGCAGCAATATATAAAAATGCTTGGATTGTCAGATTCAAAATCAATTGACGCTGAGACAAAAAAACAAATTGCAAAAAAATCATACGCTATAGCTGATATGATAGCGCGGTCTGGCGGTAAAAAATGAGTAAAGTTTTTGCGTTATTCGGATCGATTTCAATTGAAGGAATGGAGACTGTAAACAAGGCGTTTAAAGATATACACACTGCATGTAAAAAAACAGAAAATACAATAGGTAAATTTGGGAAAAATGTAGAATTTCTTGGGAAACAGTTGACATTATTAACTGCCCCACTTTTAGGTGCCGGTATTGCGGCTGTTAAATTCGGTATGGATTTTAATCAGGCAATGACAAATTCTTTATCGATTATGGGCGATGTCTCTGTAGCTATGCGCAAAGACATGGAAATGGCAGCCCGTGAGATGGCAAAAAATTCAACATTTTCAGTAAGCCAAATTGCAGATGCTTATTATTTTTTAGCATCCGCTGGTCTATCCGTGAAACAATCAATAGCTGCGTTACCGCTTGTAACAAAATTCGCGCAGGCTGGATTGATGGATTTATCCGCAGCAACTGATTATCTTACGAGTTCGCAATCTGCATTAGGAATAAGGTCTGCTGATGCCACTAAAAATCTTGAGTCAATGTCACGTATAGCAGACGTGTTGGCAGATGCTGGTAATAGATCCCAGGCTACTATTGAGCAATTTTCAAAGGCGCTGACAAATAAAGCAGGATCGGCACTTAAATTATTAAACAAAGACATCGAGGAGGGTGTTGCGATACTTGCAGTATATGCAGACCAAGGGATAAAAGGTGAAGAGGGTGGAGAGGCTCTCAGCATAACTTTGCGCGACTTGCAAAGGGCATATCTCAAAAATAGTGATGTATTTAAAAATGCCGGGATAGAAATTTATGATACTGCTGGCAAAATGAATAAAATGGCCGATATTATTAGAGATTTAGAAAATTTATTCAAGGGGATGAGTGACGAACAAAAAAGATCGACCTTGATAATGCTTGGATTCCAGGATCGTTCTGTTGCGTCAACTATGGCACTTGTTGGTTTTTCTGAAAAAATTCGTGAATACGAAAAATTTCACAGATTGGCTGGTGGAACAATTGAAGAGGTATCAAAAAAACAGCTCGAATCTTTTAAGTCTCAACTCATAATTATTAAAAATAGATTGATTGATGTATCATTGACTTTATGGGAAAAACTATACCCGATACTTAAAGAGAGTGTGATACCAGCAATAGAAAAAACAGTTTCTGTAATTGCAAAATTGGCAGATATGTTTTCTACACTTCCCAATTGGGTGCAAAAAACAATTGTTATTATAGTTGGTCTTGTTGCAGTTCTTGGACCTTTCCTGCTTGTTATGGGTAAAATTATTTTTATAACAAAAGCTTTGACTGCCGCAATGTTTATACTTGACGCCGCCATACTTGCAAATCCGCTGGTTGTAACTATTGTGGCGGCAGTAGCGGCTGCTGTAATGCTTACAATGGTTATACAGGGTATTATAGATAGGGTTAATAAATTAAGGCATGAAGCAAAAAAACCAATATTTGAATCGGCTGAACGCGATGCCGAAAGACTTGCTTTAATACGGTCTCGTATGACTGCTATTCACAAGGAGAATTTAGAAAACGCAAAAAAATCTTCCACAATTGAAGAAGCTGCTGCTTCAAAGAAAAAATTATTGACAGAAGAAGAAAAGAAGCAATTAAAAGAACTCGCTGAAGAGCGCAAGAAAATGGCTCAAGAATATAGTGATAAATTATTTGAGCTACAGGCAACCGAAGAAACAAGTTTCGAGCGTCGGAAAAAAGCTGCAATAGATCATGCAAAAACAATAAAAGCTACACAATCTGAAATTGCTATAATAGAAAAAACATTTGCTGTTGAACGTGAACAATTTGAGACAAAAAAAGCAGAAGAAAACAACCAAAGAATAAAGGACGAACTCGAAGCAAAAAAATCTTTAGAACAGCAATGGTCTGATAATTTATTGCAGCAATCTGATAATAAAATAGCAATATTGGACGCTGCTCGCGAACGCGATCTTGCAAATACAGAACTAACAGAAAAAGCAAAGGCAGATATAATAAAATATTACGAGAATGAAGTAGACAAAGCAAAGGCAGAAGGAGTAGAAAAAGATAGGCTGAGAATAGAATCATCATTATTATCATACGGAACTGCATTTTTAGGATATGTGGATCAGGTAACGAGCGGTCAAAAAACTATCGGCGAAGCAACAAAAGATATGGCTATAAGTATCATATCTATTATACAAAAAGAAGTGCTCGCAAGGGCGATAGCATCTATAGCTATCGCATGGGCTCAGGCTGGCGTGACATTTGGCGCATCCCTTGCGCAACTCGGAATTACCGCCGCAAAAGTTATCCCATCAATCGCGGCGCTCGAAACTGTAAAGGTAGGAATCAGGAGCCTCGCTGGTGGCGGACTTGCAAAATCGCGTAATGGTGGGATTGACGCTACTATCGCGGAAGGTGGACAGGACGAATTTGTTTTGCCTATGCGCACTGGCATAGCAGTACTGGCCAACGCATTGATCGAAAAATTATCGTCAATAAAATTCCCAACATTCCAATCGTCCGGAAATTTGGCAATGGCAGGAGCAGGTAGTAATTATACTACAGACAACAGAGCAAATAATTTTAACCTATATGTAGGTACGCTCGTTGCGGATGATGCTGGGATTAAAAAATTATCAAAAGAAATCAGCAAATTCCAATTAATAGAAAATCAACGCAGGGGAATGTAATGACAGCCAATGGTGATATATATTTAGGCGAAGAGGGAGACGAGGAATTTTTAACACCTCTTGGAAGAACGTTAAAAATTACAGAAAGAGAAATATCAAAACAGGACGACGCTGCATCTGGGATGACCAGAAAAGATATTGTGGCTATAAAAACAACGTTTACTATCGAATATACTGAAATAGATGGAACAAATCTTGAAATGTTGCTTGATCTATATAATAGTTTTACTATATTGTCATTATTATTGTACACTGACGAGGACGAATACGATCAGTATGATGTAATAATGTCGTCAATAGATAGGACGAGGATTACGCATCTCGGCGGTGGTTATTGGTCTGGCGTATCAATAGTATTGGATAGGGTGGACTAATGTTACCTGTATCAGATGAATTTAAAGATGCAATACGTGCAAATATTAGACAAATAAAAGCGCGTGTTGTTATAACATGGGCTGATCCGTCTGTTGATTCATCGTCAATAACAGTTAGCGCAAACGAGAATGCATATATATCATACCGTGACCAGGTGTGCAATTCTATAAATTTACCAACAAAAAAATGGGCGTATCTTGATTCTGATTGTGTAACTGACGGAACTTTTTATTGTTGTCCTAATCCTGTGGAATCATTAACAAATGAAATGGGCTGGTGGGGTAGCAGTATTTCTGGTGTTGGCGGTGTGTTTTCTACTCCATATCCAACATTGACGATAGAATTTTCATCGCGCCCTGTATGGGGAATTTTTATAGCCGGTGAACAAATATACAATCAATATCCTGTAGATTTTGATGTAGAGATTTATAAAGATATAACATTATTATACACAAAAGTTGTCACTAATAATACTGAAAAATTATATAGTGTAAGCATCGCCGAAGAAAATATAACCGATGCAAACAAAATGAAACTTGTCATAAAAAAATGGAGCAAAGCAGGAGATTTTGTAAAAATATTAGAATTTTATTCATCGATTTATGAGACATACGAAGGTGACGACATAGTAAAATTGAGTCTACTTGAGGAATCGGAGGTTCAAGATGGATCATTGCCTATTGGTAATATTAGTTGCAACGAGATAGATCTTGAATTACAAAATATTTGGCAAAATAGATTTGGATCAATAATTTATGACCCGTATTTATTATGGAATGATAATTCCCCATATAGAACACTATTAAAAAAAAATCGCCGAATAGATGCATGGATAGGTGCAAAACTCGCAGACGATAGTATAGAGTATGTACCGATTGGATCATTTTGGACAGGAGACTGGAAGTCGTCAAACAAATCAACTGTAGTATCAGTAACTGCACGCGACAGAATGGAATTGTTGCGCAATGCACAGTTCTCTACTTCTTCTGTTTATGCAAATACTGATCTTTACGATTTGGCAGAAATTGTCCTTAACGATGCAAAAATAAATATTCCAATGCACGATTTGCTATGGAACATTGACGACAGACTGCATGATTATGAGATCGGATACGCATATTTTCCAAAAAAAAATTACATGGAAACACTCAAAGACATTTGCGTGGCGTGTCTTGGAACGTGTTACATTAATCGTAGCGACGAACTGATTATTTTATAATTATAGTATGGGATTAATTATTTTATGACAACATATTATTTGAACCAATTTGGTACTAATACTGCTCCGTACGAAACGGCAGAGAAAGGTGCTATTTCATTATTTACATTATATGATGTGATTGCTGATAACGATCGTATAATTTTTTGCAATGGATCTACTATAAATATCCCTGGAGGAGAGGAATGGTATAGATATTATCTCAGCAATATTTCGTTTGAAATGATTGCATCGGACGAGTATGATATAGATACTCGTCCGATATTTACATTTAGCGATGGTGCCTATTTAGTGTTTGTAGATTCTGCATCTACAGGAGGTGGATATGTCAAATTTACCGGGATACGATTTCATGCATTAGAGGGGTATTACGGCAACGATGGTATTATGTTAATTGCCGAAAATGTCTATACGTTAAATACATTGTTAGTACTTGACAGATGTGAGTTCACCACATTGCACACAATAATTCCGCGTGTAATTTATGCGTATGGATGGGGAGGTAATTTAAAAATAGTATCATGCATATTTAGTAGGACAAGGCATTTCGCAGTAGCATGTGAGTCCTATTCTAATTTGGCAGACTTTATTATTAATAATGTTTTTTATGATTGTGGTGACTATGCCAGTATTGATTGTAATGGAATGTCATTGTCGTATGATTACTCTGCGTACATATGCCAAAATATTATCTATACACCACTTAATATACGTGGAATTTGGGGCTATGCTAATGTGTATAGCGAGTACAATTTAATTTACAATACAGACACACCTCATAGCGGATTTGATGAATATGATTATATAAACGGATGCATATACGACCAAGACCCATTATTCGCCAACAAAGAAACTGGTGACTTTTCTTTGTTGGAGGGGAGTCCGTGTATAGGCGCTGGTATTGTGTATGGAGAAGGCGCCATTATTCCGTATTCAAGTAGCCCGCAATATGACTATATGAATACATTATATACCGCAGGTCTTGTGGTTGATCTTGGTGCAATAATTGCAGCAGAATTTGAATTTACTTTAAGCGATGATTACTATTTTGACATAACGCATAATTCTCAATCCAATAGTATTGTAAATAAAATTACTATAAATACTCAACCATTACTACCAGCATTGGTTGCAACAGAGGTATATAGATCGAGTGATTTTGTTGTTATCGCTGCGAGCTCATCGATTACAGTTGATGCAATATATCCATCGCTACCTGTAATTGAGGCTGTGGCATCGATCGAAGAAACTGGAGGCGCAAGCATTGTTATATCTGCAACGACATATTATGCATTTGGGGCGTCCGTAACACTTGTAAATAATGAGGTAACAGAATCTCAATGCAAAATTGTGGTTGATGGTAAAATATTATCAGTAACAGGCTCAGAGTCTATAGTTGTAAAAGACGACGCGAGCATAAGAGAAAATGGCACGCAGTCATACGTTTTTCCAAATAATCATTTGATACAAAACAGAGATGTTGCAAATGAAATCGCTACAACACTCGTTGCGTCTCTAAAAAATCAGTTAAATGATATTAGCATAAATTGGATTGGAGATCCATCAATTGAATTAAGAGATGAAATAAAAACAACAGAATACCATAGGCATGGATTAAATAAAATAGATATCTATAAATATTACAAGATACAACTTGAATTCGATGGAACTTTACGGTCTGTGATGGACGGAAGGAAAATATAATATGGCATGGATTACACCAAAAGAAGATTGGTCGATAGATCCAGTTGGTAGCGCAGATTTTAATCGCATTGAGGGAAATACTGCGTATTTAAAAGCAGAGGTTGATGATATTACATATATTATATCCTCTACTGTGCAAATGAAATTGGTTAGCGATGGATTTGATTTGATAAATGTAACAAATCCACAATTCGATTTGCAAAAAATATATTCACCAGCGCGTAGGGTTGTAAATATATATATACCAGAATTTGGATTTGAAATAGTAACAGCGCCGGCAACAATAACACTTGAGCCAGACACTACATGGCCAACAGGGATGGAGTTGTGCGCATATTTATATGGATCTGTATCATTTCCATTTTCGTGCTGGGTTGGCTCGGTAGAAAATAGATATAGTGCAATATTGACTCGTATAGATACATATAAATGGCGCATAGGTTTGAACAAACTTGATCTATATAGTGACATAGGTATTCCCGCCGGAGTATATCATACCGCTGGATTTTATCCAACGATAACAGTACCAGGATTGTAAATTTTTTTATAAAATTATTTATGCCAGAACGATCAATTACATTATGTAGACATCCTGGATGCTCAGAACGACTTGCGCTTCCGGGCTATTGCGAGCCGCATCGTAAGCAAAAGCGGGACGAGTCAACAAAACAATTACGGGATCTTGGTGACCGGATACCTGATAAAAATAAAAACTTTTATCATTCGTCGGAATGGACAAAAACATCTATTTTACATAGGATAAAAGAGCCACTATGCAGACCGTGCAGAGAGTTTGGCATTATTGTCGATGGCGATCTTACTCATCACGATCCCGATTTGACGCACCTTTTACAGCACAATCTAAACCCATTTGACGACAAATATTTGGTTACTGTTTGTACTCAGTGCCATCAAAGGGAATTGAGGAAAAAACGTGGATAAAAAAGAAATTGCTATAGAAAAATTGGTAGAAATATTTTTGAATCAAAAGAAATTGGAACCAGATTTTATAAAAATTTTAAATGAAAATTTTTGGGAATTATTGGATTGATACGATTTCTAAAAAATAGATTATATTATAGATAATGGTTGATGTATATTAATTAAAATAGCGGAATAATACAAATTTATTTTGTTAGCTGAATAATCGTACTTCGCATATGCATCAACCATTTTATTCATACAGAGATATATCATAATGGTAATGAAATGGTTTGCTAAACCATCGGAAAAAATCCTTGCAGGTTCGAATACCTGTCTCTCTGCCAAAATTATACAGGAGATACTATGAGATACGGCGATACAGTATATGTTGTAACATCTATCAATAGCATCGAGATAGGAAAGGTTAAAGTTCCACGCCCTGATACGTCTGATCCATGTTGCGAATTTGTTGGTTTGGTAATTGACGGGAGACATCGTTATTTTAGTACTGATATTGTGTTTAGGAGTTTATTGGAGGCTGAAGAGCATGTAAAGAAAATGTTAACCGGAATTGATCCGTATATTGTTTGTCATATTCACGGTATATATAACTGTGATAAATGTATGGGCAGGGAAAGGTATTATAAATGACATTCACATTTTTTTGCTTTCTATGTGCAGGTTCAATTGCATTGGTAGGTGGTATTTTGCTCGGCGGAATAGGTGTCGCAAATTATGTTGATCATAGTTATAAGCCAAAACCAAAAAACCAAGGAATACGACCAAGTGCTACGAAGCCTTCGCCAAGAAATTTTAAACCGTGATGATTTGTGTAATTACAAAAAATGGAGTTGCTATGAATGATAAAAAAGTTTTGCTTTATTCAATTTTGTGCATATTGGTATCGTATCTATGTATTGACGCACAACAAACTGAGATTGATCCAAAATGGATGCCTGTTTGCTATTTGACACAAGCGGAAATCGAAGATGGATATATAATACAAGTTGAGATAGTTAATGAATTTATTATGGTTAGTACCAAATATTGTTATGTAGTATTTGTTTATAACGGAACCTGGATACTTGTACATCCCTTACAAACAGTAGTTGTATCACCTACAAATATTATATCTGTGCAATATGCAAAAATAAAAATCGGCACAAAACATCCATATCAAAAAAATATCTCCGAACAAACAGCAAAATAGTATATATAATAATGTAATATAAAAAAATATTTACAACATATTGGTATTACTATAATTACATTGGATCTGTTGACAATCTCTGGGTTTGGCGGTATGATTATAGAGTAGGAAATGAAACGAACACAAACAATGGGCAAAAAAATGAAACAGGAAAAAATTTGCTCAGTGATTTTGAACAGAAATACAACATTTGGAGGATGTATGGAAAACAAAATTACGATTGCCGAAAATGTTTTGATTGGCAATTTTTGTCAGACCGACGAGGACAATAAAAAACTGGCAGAGGCGTATAAAAAAATAATAGAAAACGAAATGACAGAATATTGTGACGAGGAGTACCCAGGGTACAAAATCGATATCAAAATAACCCTGCAACGAGCCTTGGGATCGTCACGGAAGGTGGAAATTTATGAGTCGAATGAAAACACAGTAATCATCAACGACCTCGAACGTCAATACGAATATATACAGAATAGAATTGATATATACAGAATAGAATTGAGCGATCAGGGGAATTGTTTGGGTAATTGGCCGAAACCGTGTGTCGAATTTGGGAGATCACCATAGTGCAACAATCTCCCACACACGGTCTGTCGGTTATCCGACAGACAAAACAAAGGAGGACACAATGTTGTCAAATATTAAAAAAATTGTATTAAATTCAAAATCCACCAATTTTTGTTGCTATGAATGGTCTGACAGAATAATTAAACGCGGTAAACAATATTTCGCAATTTTTGGTGATATTGCGTATGATGTGACAAAACTTAAATACACAGTAGATAATGCTCCCCGTGGAACTGGACGGATATGCATACCTATAAAGGGGCAATATTTTGCGCAATTACCTGATGAGGGAAGAGGTGGAATTTTAGGAGCATATGTTTTAAAACGAAATGGCAAAACAAAAATCTGCTACAGTTTTATGAATTGCGGATGGTTGTATACCGAGGAACTGAAATTAATAAACAGAGAAATTGAAACTAATTTAGTGATAGATATACTAAATGGTGATAATGTTTTGACCAAAAAACCGACAGGACGGATATAAAATGAGTGCGCCAGGCGAAGTATTCGCAGATGTAAAACAACACGAGATCGACTATTTTATCGGTCTGTGACTGTCAACGATAAATAGAGGTCGAAACCGGGATGTATTGTGGCACAGCGGAACTCTGTTCCTGCCCATCCAGATCTGCCGGATAACCGGCACCGATGAGACCTAAAAAGGAGTTGTGTATGTGTATTGGGGACACGATAGGTATAATTATATTTGTTGTTATTTTGCTTATATTATATCTTAATTTTTTAGACAATGGATATGGAAAGTAGGTTTTTGTGAAAAACGAAAAAAAACTGATGAATCCTTACGCTGGATCGGTTGACACAGAAGCTAGTTGGTTCCGCGACTACCAGAGCCGTGGCGAAGTGTGGCGCGATTTGTCTTGGCCGGAATGGTCGGCCGGTCTTGTTGAGGTAAAGTTAGACAAAAAAACTCATTCTTGGGTTGAGGTGAAGTAAAATTTACTGACGCACAATATATTTTGTAGGTGGTGTATATGCATAAAAAAAATCAAACGTACACAGAATTGGTTCAGGAATATATACGAACTATAAACAAAATTGAAAAAATCTCAAAAAAAACAGCAAAACTATGCGGCAGAAAATACGGTGGTAAATAATGCGAATACGAGGCTATTCACACGAGCAAATCAAAAAAATGATTGACGAAATTCGATTTGAGCAACGAGTTGAAAAATTGGTCGACAACAAGCTGGAATATTTTACAAATCATTCGTACGAATTTTGGAAAAAAGAATTGAGTTTTGATACGATTTGTTAAAAAATTAGTATATTATAGATATGAGCAAATATTTTTATCGTAGATTGCTTGGTGTTATTGTTGATGCATTGATTTTTTGTTTTGTGGCATTAATTTATTTGGGAACAATTTTAATTGTGAGAACAAAATGAGCGCAGCATTGATTTCGCAAATAGGAATTGTGTTTTTGGTTGCTGGTATAATTTTGGTATTTTCGGTTGCGTGTATCGCCGCAGAATCTGATAGGCGTATGGACGAAGCTATGAAAAAAAAACTAAAAGAAATTGATATGGAACAAAATGAAAATATTTGAATCAAAAAATGGATTTCCCGGTGAAAGTATAAATTTTGTAGATAAAAACAATACGGTAAAATAATACACGAGGGAGATTTATGACATGCATGATATGCGGGGTGTGCAACAAATCAATAGAAACAGAAAATACCGTGTGCAGTTGCTGCGCACAGATAATAAATATACAAAAACACAAAACTGAAAGAGCATTTTATGAAACTGAGCAACGCTAAAAAGCGAAGAGATCTGGTGGATATTTTAAAAACTTTATCGTCTGCCTCGTCATGGATTGAGGATATCATGGATGACAAATCGATAAAAAATCGCAGTGATATACAGGATAGGATAGATAATTTTTTTGTAGAAATGGGATTTATTGCAAATTGTGTAATGAAACTAATTGCAGATATGGACAAAAAAATGTTGCCAAAAACACACATACAACCAATAGATTTTGTATACGAGGATGATTGGGCTGGATTGAATTAATGAAATCTGATAAAAAAACAACAAAAATTATCGTGTGTGATTATTGCGGGAAAATATTTGAAACTACAAAAGCCAATAAAAAATCATGCGACAAAATATGTAGAAAAGAAAAACGTAAAAAATATCGTTGTTTATACAATTTAAATAACAAAGAAAAACATAGGCGCAACAACAAAACTTGGCTAATTAATAATCCGTGGTACAAAATTGAACTCAAAAAAAAATTAAAAATATTGCGACAAAATGGAATTAAAATACATAGAAAAGAAAGAAAAGAATACCAAAGATTATATATGAGAAAATATAGACTTAAAATTAAGTCAATGTTATTAATACAAAGGATTACCGGAATATATGGAAAAAATAATTAATGTATACGATGTAGATGAATTTAGGAAATTGTTAAATAATGGATTGAATTCTATTAGATTGGCATGTGAATACTATGTTGACGCAATAACAAAAAAGCCAGAATTGAAAGAGGTTTTTATTCATGAATTCCCAGAATTTAATGCTGTATCATGGTATAGATTTGAACAGATAGGTAGAGGAGTTTTGAGTCCAAAACTTTTACACGCAACGAATACTACAATAAAAATGTTGTCTACATGCTCTTACTCTGACCAGGTAAAATATTTAGAAAAACCTGTAGAATTTCTAACGTCGACCGGCGATGTGCTTTTGTTGGATGTGTCTGCGATGATTTCATCCCAGGTTAGGCAGGTTTTTAATGGCAAATCGGTGCGTACTCTTGCCGAGCAAAAAGTTTATATAGAGATAGAAAAAGAAAAAAGATCTAAAAAAGAAATTAAAAATACAAGAGAATGGTTTGTAAGAAAAGATAAATTATATGTCGGAAAAGTAGTTTTTACAAAAATTGAACTCGTAGAGATTATGGAAGAAATGAATTATTAATGAAATCAAAGACACAAAAAACAAAATACCCAATGTCCAACTGGCGTCGAGCGTCGAAAAATTGGATAGAACCATCGACACAAGAATATAAATCATATATTATACAGGCCGAAAAGCAGTGTGAAATATGTGGTTCATGGTGGAAAATTTTGGTCGATGATAAATATATCTGCAATGTATGTTATAGGCAGAAAATAATTGGTGATCGTGTATCAAAAACGAAGGATAAGCAATGAATACTGTTTGGGTTATAGTTGTAATAATAGCTTCTATGTATATAATTATTAATATATTTGCTAGAATAATTATAGAAGCTATTATTACAACTATAACCCAATTGGATTTTGTAAAAAAAGAAAATCACAAAATGTCAATATATATTATGCGCGAAATATTAAATATCGAAAACAAAAGGAGAATGAAATCGTGAATGCTATATGTATTATTATTGGTGTTATAATTTTATTGATAATATTTGTAAATATTATATGTGGAATATTTGTATATATAGTCAATAAAAAAATTGTAAAATCCACCTATGAAATATTTTCAAATGTTGATCTATCAAAAAAGGATGATGAAAAATGAACCAAAATCTTGAGGAGAAAAAAGCCGAAAAAGATATTATGGTAATGGCCGAAACAAAAATCCAGGAATTGCAGAGCGCTGGTGGAATTGATATACCATCAAATTACAGTCTTGGAAATGCTCTAAAATCTGCAATGCTTGCCATAAGAGAAACGAAAAACACTGCCGGGCAATATGCATTATCTGTATGTACACATGATAGCATCGCGAATGCGTTATTATACATGGCTGTTCAAGCTCTTTCTCCTGCAAAAAAACAGTGCTATTTTGTTATGTATGGTAATCAATTACAATGTCTACGGTCATATCACGGAACGAAGGCATCTGTAAAACGTCTAAAAAATGTCAGAGACGTAGTCGCGAATGTGATATACGAAGGCGATATTTTTGACACAGAGATTATTGATGGTATTAAAAAGGTAGTTAGGCACGAGCAGCCATTTAAAAATATTGTCGCCGAAAAAATGATAGGTGCATATTGTGTAATTTTGATGCACGATGGAAATCATTATTCTGATTGGATGACAATGAATCAAATAAACAAATCCTGGAAAAAATCAAAAACATTTGGAGGAGAAAAACCTACAACACATATAGAATATCCAGATCAAATGGCTATGCGAACAGTTATTAATCGCACATGCAAATCGTTTGTAAATACGAGCGACGATTCCGATATTTTTGTTGGTGCATTTAATCAGACCGATTCACAGATAGTTGATGCAGATGTCGTAGAAACAAAACCAAAACCTACTTTTGTTATGCCTGTACAAAAAGAAAATGATGCTAAATAATGGTATGAATAACTCTGGATTGGGAAAAATGAATAATAAAAAATCGATATTGAATAGCTTGTATTCTGCACTTTTTTTACAGCATGAGATACATGGAACTGGAAAAATATTTGCTTTTGACAATGTTTGGCAACCAAAACGACACGATGAAAGTAAAAAATGTGCATTGAAATCATGCAATAAAATTGCAACCATCGGTAAAGCGTGTTGTTGTTCGGAGCATTACAAGATGTGGAATGCAAAATGAATAGGTACGACCATGAATTGCATAGATATTTCATTGACGATGAACAGGTATTGTCTGTAACGCAAATACTAAATAAAACAGGATTATCACGCGACTATAGTTTTTTAAATGATATAAATTTGCAGGATGCAAATAGCCGAGGCATATCTATCCATAGGCATTGCGAATTATATGAGAATGATGAATTATCAAAATACGAAACTGATCCAAAATCTATGGTGTGCGTTGAGCAATGGAAAGAATTAAGACAAAAAATAATAAAAAAACACGGTGAACCAAATGAGATTTGTGTAGAAAAAAATCTATACAGTATCAAAAAAAGATTTGCTGGAACTTCTGATATTTATTTTTTGTACCGAACAATCAGGCCATTTTTCGTTGTCGTTGATTGGAAAACTGGGGTAGATTCGCAGGCCGGAGAATTACAGCTATGCGGCTACTCTGATTTGATAGCAGAAAACATAGATTTTAAACCGTGCCACATATATAGGTATATAGCATATCTATGGTACGACAAACCTAATGGCAAATTAAAGCAATGCAACGATCAAATGGATTTTGTATATTGGAATTCTGCGTATAATATTTGTCAATATTTAAAGAATAGGGGATGAAAAATGAGTATTGTCGAATTGACACGAGAAGAGGCGCTTGAGCGATTTAATGCTGATTGGATAGCGAGAGATGGTTTTTCAAATAAATATTGGTATATATATTATGGAGACAAACCAAGATTTATTAATGATTGTTATTGGTACAATGACAACTCTATGAGCTATAAAATAGACACTCGTACATTTATAATAATAGGATACGAAGGCAGTGTCGAAAATTCGTTGCTCGGCAGAGATCAAGAATTGGTTATGGCAGATGAAGGGGATGTTGGGAAAGATGTTCTTGTTTCAAATATTCACGCCAATAAAATTAGCGATACGTTTTGCAATGGACACTATGCTCATTTGATTGGTAAACTAAGAGGGGAAGATGGCAAATTTATTGTTTCATATGGGGTACCAAATAGATTTAATTTACATGGATTCAAATATGCCTATAAAATAAATGGAGAAAAAATAAAATGAATAATTTAATACCAGTCGAAATCGAACAAAAAGTACTATCAACAATAGAGTCTATTATAAAAGATGGTGCTATTATCGAGAAGATATCTACATACGAGCAGGCAAATAATGCGTCAATATTTTTGTCGCGTATCAAAAAATATAATAGCGAAATAGAAGACGAAATGGAAGAATTGGTTCGACCATACAATTCTGAGATATGCTGCATCGAAGAGAGGCGAAATGAAATCAAACGATGGTTTGATGGAAAATCGATTATTATAGAAAAGATAGAAAGAAACTTTAAGGCAAAGATTTTCGAGTACCAGAGTGAGCAGAAAAAAATTGCTGAACAAAAACAGCGCGAAGCAGAAGCTATTGCACGTAAGGAACGAGAAAAAAAAGAGACAGAGGCACGAGAACAAAGAGAGAAAGAAAGAATATTATTGGCTGAAGCAGCAAGAATAGCAGAGCTTGCACGCAAAGAACAAGATACAAAAAAACAAGAAGAATTTAGGAAAGAACAAGAAAAAAATATTAGAATGGCAGCAGCAGCAGCAGCAAAAGCAGAAGAGAAAACAATTCTTGCAGAATCAATGGTTGCTCCAATAATTAACGCTGCTCCAACAAAGATTGGCGGATTTTATACAACCACAAAACATTCAGGCGAATGCACTAATATAGTTGCGTTCTCAAAATGGTGTGTAGAAAACAACAAAACGCACATGCTTCAACCGGTTCAGAAAATGCTTGACGCATATATAAAATCATCGTCTGGGCAAGAACAAATACCTGGAATAAAAAACATTATGACACATAGCCAGGTACAGAGGCAACGATAATGTCGCGGTCGAAGAAAGCGCTATAAAAAAATTCGCACTGCATCTAAAAATATGTACATAAAAGAGATTAATAATGCCAAGAACTAGTGATATATACTGTAATTTGGGAGGATTTAATTTTAGAGAGCCGAGGATAACTGCAAAAACTAAAAGTAGTGGAATAGATCGGGAGTCTGCTCTTGTACTTTTTGAAAAATACAAAGACCTTGCATTGTGGACTGTAAGCCATAGATATCCTACAGCCATGTACCCAGGTATTTTGTGTGACGAAATAAAAAATGAGGCATTGACAATACTGTGGAAATTAATATTGTCAATGGGTGAAAAATTGACTACTCACAAAGTTTCGAATAATATTTGGAGTAGGGTAGGATCGAGTATATGCAAGAAAAATTTTTCAATTTTACGCAATGATTATTTAGACAATATTGCAGAATTGCAAAATAATTTATATACAAATAATGATGATGAATATGTAAATAAATTATTAGTATCGTCAGGAATAAAAAGACGAACGATTGTAATAATAAAAATGAATATGAATGGATATAGTTTTGTAGAGATAGCAAAAAAATACCATATCACAAGAACACGCGCATATCAATTATATTGGAAAGGAATAAAAAAAATGAGAAATACCGCACGTTTGATGGAGATTAGATATGGTTGAAATGACATACAACGAAGCTGGTGTACACCATATTCCCGGAGAAGTCAGGCAATTAAAAAAATACTCAGATGAAATCCATGAGCCTGGAGTGTTGTATGTAAACAGGTATGGAGACGACTTGGAGTTTGCGACATTGGACGGCGGTCTATTGGCTCGTTCAGTTTTTTTATCTCATGACTATGGATATAGATTGCAAGTATCATCTGCTATGAGATATCTAAAAATCATAGTAACAAAAAGAGCGAGAGACGGAACTATATGTACGGGGCATCCAACTCTTGAAATTGCAGTGTACGAATGGCGCAAAAGGCACGAAACAAAATGATAAAAAATATAGGTACACTCGACATGCTAAAAAACAAAAAAACAAAATCACAATCTCCGCACAATTCAAAACATGTAGTTTACAATGGTATAACATTAGACTCTAAATTGGAATTAAAATGGTACAAATATTTTGAATTGCAGAAACAAACCGGAAGAATATTGGATTTTGAGTATCATCACAAATTTCATTTTAATGATTTAAAAACAGGTCTAAAACTATTTTCATACGAGAGCGATTTTGTTGTGTATTTGGAAGACGATAATAAATTACAAAGAGACGTGTACGATTGCAAGGGGTATACAGATCATACACATTACGACAAAGCCGGCAAAAAAAGAAAGAAAACAAATCCGGCATATCGCGAATTTTTGAGAACAAAAAAATTAATAGAATCTCAGTACGAATTTAAAATAAAAGTCTTGAAATGAAAACAAAAAAGACTGATATAGGCACCGCTGTTGTAAAATACCTGTTAGACATGAAATGGGATGTTTACCAAGAGGTTGCTATAAAACACTGCGGACGAGCGGATGTAGTTGCAACTCAGGGGAAAAAATTGTGGGTGATTGAGTGCAAAATAAATAGGTCTGTAAATATTTTGGGGCAGGCATACAGATGGATAGGGCATGCCAACTATGTGTCGATAGCGACATGCTCAATGTATGATACGTTTTATGAGGATATTTTGATACATTTTGGTATCGGTGCGTTTAGGTATCAGGATTACGCGTTAAAACCGTCACATTATTTGAGTCAAGACATTAGTCCAAATTTATTTAGGAAACGTTCCGACTTGATTTATAGCTCACTGTGTGATGATCAAAAAACATTTGCAGACGCTGGAAACAATTCTGGAAATTATTGGTCTCCGTTGAAAAGTACATGTAGAAATGTTTCTGAATATGTAAATAGGAATCCAGGGTGCGGATTGAGAGATATGATACGTGGCATAAAAACCCATTACCACAATGATTCTAATGCATATTCTGCGCTATATCATTGGCTGCGTAGTGATATGGTGCCGGGTATAAAAATGATAAAAGAAGGAAAAAGATTAAAACTTTATCAATGCGATGTATTATGACATTTGAATATTACTGCGAAAAATGCAAAGAGAAATTTGACAAATATCTTGTTAATAAAAATGACGAATCAATAAAATGCCCATTGTGTGGAGGTGATACAAAAAAACTTATTTCCGCTCCTGGATTTATATTAAAGGGAAAAGGATTTTATTGCAACGATAAAAAAGGAGAAAAAAATGTGTGATTGCAACAAAAAAATTATCGTAAAAGTAAAACGATTGCCCCACGCAGATGGATTACCACTACCACAAAGGATGAGCTCCGGTGCATCAGGTTTCGATTTATGCGCAGCAGTAATAGGTAATATACGTATAGTATGTAATTATATTGTAAAAATTCCAACAGGATTTTGTTTTGAAATACCAGTTGGATACGAAATGGTTATACGCCCGCGATCTGGATTGTCAACAAAATATGGAATTATAATACCAAACTCACCGGCAACAATAGACTCAGATTATAGAGGGGAGGTTTTTGTGTCTTTAATATCTCTATTGCATCATTACATTGTATCGCCAGGAGAGCGTATTGCCCAGGGTATAATTCAAATAGTTCCAGAAATTGAAATGGTCGAGGTTGACGAATTGCGCGAAACAGTGCGAGGCTCTGGTGGTTTTGGTAGTACTGGAAAATAATTATGTCAAATAATACATATATAAAACGCAATAAACTCGAACAATTTGATGTATCATCTAAATTTACAGTAGCATATTTTTATACCAAAAACGAATGGATAGAGCACAAATGGATCGATAAAATTTATACAGAAATAAAATTTTTTGGCGATAAAATAGGTGCTATAAATTATATAAAAGACCACTATGGGAATAAATATGTCCCAAAATATGATATCGATAAAATTCCAACAGGACAATGGTTGCAGGTATTTTGATACGATTTATAGATTTTGTGTTATATTAATGTTGAGGAGAAAAGTATGAGGCAATTGTATTTTGAATCAGGGAAACTTGATAAATATGGGGCGTTAAAAATATGTAGAAACAACTCAGAAAAATATACAGAAATGGAATGCCCGTATGCATCGTTTGATGCACATTGCTCTATAAATTGCCCGCTTTTTGGTGACCCACGTGAGCTATTCGGCTCTGAAAAAGGATATGAAAAAAAACAGACAATTAGTATTTGTGGAGATACATTGTTAGTATTTGAAAAATTTACAAACGAAATGGATGTAACTAATGGGTAATTTTGTATTTCCTGTAAAACACAAAAACAGTATACTAAAAGAACCGCACAGTTTTGGGTCTAAATTGAAACCATTTGGTTCGGAGGTTGAAATTATTAATGCCGGAATAGACCTGATTACCGATCCAGGATTGGATATTTGTGCAGTAAGAGACGGCATGGTAATATCGGCAAATATTTTCGAAATAGTGATCGATCACGATGATTATTTAATGAGATATTGCGGTGCTAGGAGTATACAATTTAAACAGTATTATTCGTGGTATTATGTTTTACAAGGAGAGAGAATTGGAGAATCTACAAAAATGCTACACATAGAAATGTATAGCAAAAACGCAGACGGAGAATTGTCAGATATAAATAATCAACCATATATGCGTAGGAGCGATCTAATAGATCCTACTCCATATTTCACACAAACAAAGGAATAAAAATGGAAATCAAACAATGCCCGTTCTGTGGTGGTAAAATTGAGATTTATGACAAGACATGCGGCTCTGATTTTTTTGAGTACGAGTGTGAGAATGGATGTTTTAGTGGGTTTGGTGACACAGAACAGGAAATTGTAGACTGCCTAAATAATAGGTGCATGCCTGATATTGTGTCAGATCTGATAAACGATGTTCAAAATTTTATTGAAAATCTAAAAATAGAACACAAAAAAATCAGATTTGATTTTTATGACGCCGAAGAACATGGGTTTTTTGTAAAATCAAATGAACAAATACAAAAAAGAATAAATGATGTTTTTGAATATTTTAAACCCAGGGAGATCAATAATGGGAATAGTTGACAAAATTTTTGACGCAGGGATTGGTACAACGGTAAAAGCTATCGGCGGACTGGCTCGTGACATTAGATCGGCTATAACTGGGAAAGACTCGATAACGTCAGACCAACAGATACGACTCATCGAACTATCGCAGCAGATAGAAAGTGCTACTTTACAGGCAGAGAAAGAATTGTCGCTTGCGAGATCAGAACTCGAAAAAACTGAGATTGAACAACGGTCATTGATTTTGCAGGCTGAAATCAAGGGCGGTTCATGGATGCAGCGGAACTGGCGTCCGTTAACAATGTTGGTTTTTGTATATATCGTTGCCAACAATTACATAATTGTACCGTACGCAAGGTGTTTTTATAGTGATTTTCCTATTATGGATCTTCCACCATATCTATGGGATTTACTAAAAATTGGTCTTGGTGGGTACGTCGTTGGGCGCTCGGCAGAAAAAATATCAAAAAACATTTCAAAAAAATAGGGAGAAAAAATCATGCAAAAAACAAAAATAGATTGGCCGGGGCTTGACTATACCTGGAATCCAGTCACTGGTTGTTTTCGCGGTTGTGAATATTGTGTTGTTAGAAACCGCGTTTGGCCGCGAATAAAACATCTATATGGAGACCACAACTATGATACAATTATTTTCCATCCAGACAAAATATCGATACCAGAATCGATAAAAAAGCCATCTACTTTTTTTGTTGGATTTTATTCAGATATACAATATTGGACTACTGAATGGATTGAATCAATAATTGATAAATGCAAACGTTGCCCACAACACACTTTTATGTTTCTGTCAAAAGGTTTTGGATCATATGATTGGTTTGTTTTACCTCCTAATTGCATTACTGGAATTACTATTGCAGGAATAGAGGGTGATATTACAAATGTAAATACTGCATTTTGTTCAGATGAAATTAATAATTTTATATCATACAATAATAGATGTTTTTTGTCAATCGAGCCGCTTCTCGGATATATACCAAAAATAAATGAACATAAAAATCTTGAGAGAGTAATAGTAGGTGCAATGACGGGGAGTAATGCGATAGTACCTCAAAAAAAATGGATTCAATCGGTGCGCGATAATGTCCCGGAAGAAAAAATTTACTGGAAAAATAATATCAAAAAATATCTATACGTATGATAATGAAAAAGGCAAAATCGATAGTCGCAGGTATCACCCAGTACGACATGTTTAAGGATACATCTCAAATTATTGGAGTAATAGAGGCGTTGACTACCAAAAAATAAAATCATCATTACTGGAAAATGTAAATATTTCCGCCTGTAAAAAAGGGGGCATTTTTGCAGGCTCTATAGGTTTCGATGTTTTTGGAGATCAAATTTTAACCAATACAAATAATTTGAAAACATATACCAATGTCCCAAAAAATGTGTGAATTATGTAATGTTATTGATATCAAATTTGGATTGAGAATGCAGCAAACCAAACAAAAAAAGAAGCAAAATATGAAATTATCACTCGGAATATTAGATGGACTGTACCCAAAACCATTCCGCGATGGGAGAGACTACTATATCTCGATCGGTTGCCCGGATACCGTTGAGGCGACAGCAGAGCGTTGTATCGAGGATCATCAATACGAGTATTGTAATTGGTTGTTAGCGCATATAATTGGCATAGATGTAGTGCTGTATGCTAGATATGCTGCTTCTGCTGCTGCTGATGCTGCTGCTGCTGCTGCTAGATGCGCTGATGATGCTGCTGCTAGATATGCTGCTGATGCTGCTGCTAGATATGCTGCTACTGCTGCTGCTGCTGCTGCTGATGCTTCTGATGCTGCTGATGCTGCTGCTAGATACGCTGATGATGCTGCTGCTAGATATGCTGCTGATGCTGCTGCTAGATATGCTGCTACTGCTGCTGCTGCTGCTGCTGATGCTGCTGATGCTGCTGATGCTGCTGCTAGGTATGCTGCTAGATATGCTGCTACTGCTGCTTCTGATGCTGCTGATGCTGCTGCTGCTGCTGCTGCTGCTGCTGCTAGATATGCTGCTGCTGATATGTGGATCAAAATTTTAACATATGGAATATCGCTAATACCAAAGAGTTAGAGAAGCGGTATTGACAATATTCTGATTTCGTGGTATGATTAGAGTGTAGGATTGATCTAAACCAGGGGGAACCGATGAACGCAATGAGACTTTTTTTAGTAGCAGTAATAATCGTAGTAGCAGCAGAACTATGCATGATAACAATAAAAAACACGGTGCCAGCGATGGAAAAACACAACACACAGATCGATAACATAATCAATGACTTAGAGAAATAGTATTGACAATATTTGGTTTTGGTGGTATGATTATATAGTAGGACATACAGACAAATACAAACAGGAGGATTTATGTGTAGGTACAAATCGGCGATTGTTGCGCGTTGTGGGGATATTCTAACCGGTCCACCGATAGTGACTGGCACACACAAAATGCTGACAGGCAATACGTATATTTTGGTCAATGCCACGGTCGATGAGGTGCAGGATTGTATAATAATTGGCATGGACAATTCCGTGGTCGAGAACATGGAGGACGGCTCAGTGGTCGAGAAAATGTTGGACGGTTCCGTGGTAAAAAATATGTGGACAGGCTCCGTGGTCAATTATATGTTGGCAGGCTCCGTTGTAAAAAAAATGGAGGCAGGCTCCGTTGTCAAAAATATGGAGGACGGCTCCGTTGTCAATTATATGTTGGCAGGCTCCGTGGTAAAAAATATGTGGACAGGCTCCGTGGTCAATTATATGTTGGCAGGCTCCGTGGTCAATTATATGTGGTCAGGTTCCGTGGTCAATTATATGTGGGCAGGTTCCGTTGTAAAAAAAATGGAGGCAGGCTCCGTTGTCAAAAATATGGAGAGAGGCTCCGTTGTCAAAAATATGTTGGCAGGTTCTGTTGTCGAGAAAATGTGTGCAGGCTCCAAAATTATTAATGACTATAGACAAAAATAATACCGGCAAACCTACACACCGTCATTGAGACTACTCGTTTAGTAAATATGGCAAACAAAACAAATAAAAAATGTTGTAATAGACAGGATGCGTAACAAAATTAGAAAGGATCTATTATGAAATATATTATAGTTGAAAATAAATTACCTATATTATTTCCTGATGATATATCACACAAACAAATGGCACGAGGTTTAAACGTAACATCCGCTGGTTTTTCAGTATATGATCCGTGCGACAATGTAATGATATGTTTCGGAGAATCATGCTCTATTGGTGTAAAGAGTCAGCCCAAAGACGATGAAAATATTATAAATAATTTTTTAAGACTTCGCGATTTATAGTATAGTGGAGATTTTTTTCTCCACTAAATTTACATCGGGAAAATGGTAACATCTGCAACAGTAACAGTGGTGTTTGTTGTGCGGATTTTGTCAAAAATAGCACCAGAAGGAACTCCCTTGTCGAGATCGAGTAAATACCAGCGTGAGGCAGCGTCGTCAACAAGATGTACCTCCAAAACACCAACAACTCCGGCTGTAGCTGCTGAAAGTTTTGCGCCTTTGGCGTTAAATCCGAGAGTATAAACACTATCTACAGCAGCTCCCCAGTCTGCCACAACCGAGGTTTTGTGGGGTTGAAAAAACGCGCGAATTGTGTTGCTCAATAAAATGTTGTTCATAAAAACTCCCTGTAATATGTTTTTAATTTTTTGTAGATACGACCATTTTTCGTTTGTATTCATTGCGATGTTCTGGACAATATTTTGGGTAGACATACTGGTTTGGGTAGATTTTTACATCAAACTGATTTCTGCATGATTCAAATGCACAATTAAAAACAATTTTAACAACCTCTGTATAGTTATGTTTAAAAGTCTGGTTGTCTATATTTATGTCGTAATTTATTTTATTTCGTATCCTGAATTTTTCTCCACGGTGGTCAACACATTTTTTTGCAATTTTGATACCAAAAAAAATCTTTCCACAACCTGGATATTGGCACTTTTTTTCAAACTTTTTTTGGCGCCTATATGATTTTGGTAGTTGCATTTTCATTCTAATATTATTTGGGTGCATTATACGTTTTCCCATTATCAAGTGATATTAAAATTCTGTTATTTTTACGTGGTTTCCCACCAAATAATTCTGGCGGGTTTGACACATGTATCCAGTATGTATTATGGTAATTCCGCTCCAAAATAATCTGCCCAAAATAAATACTGCTAAAATTATCAAAAATACTGTAAAATAATAAATTAGTAGGAATGATATTTGTAACAAAATCAACTGCACCAAAACACCCTTTTTTAGCATCATAAAAATGGTCTGATTTTTTTGACGGATTATATCCTCTTTTTATTAAATCATCGTACTCTGCCTGCGTCCTGAGTCCTGATGTTATTTTAATTGGGCAATCTTTTTCGGCCAATAATGACGCAAATATCCGTATGGGTTCTAAAATATTTATACAGATATTTTCAAGCATTTCGTGTTGCGAATCGTCAATTTTATGTATATAATTTTGTGGTACTATTTCGTCGACTGTAAAGTTTGGCGATAGTTTCATTCCAGAATATAATTCCATTAATTTCCTCCTGGTCTATTATTTATTTTACCACTCAAAAATCCTATTGTTTCCTGCTGGTGTAATTGGAGAGATATTATATCCTGTAGCTGTTTTTTTATATCGCGCAGGTCTTCTGAGATTGTGTCGAGTGTTGTTTCGATCGAAGAGTGTTTGCTACATCGTTCTGTTTGTATATGTTTTTTTGGTCTATTTCTCTCTGCCCAAATTTTTACTGATAAACCAATGGTTGTTATAAAAAAAGCTATTGCCGAAATTATTTCCGCTTTATCCCACATCTATAAACTCCTATGATACGCATAATATACATCAAAAATTAGATTTTGTATCAAAAAATAATTTAAACAATACTTTCTTTTTTGGTGTGCAAAATATATATTTATAGGTACACAAATAAAAAAACCAGCAGAAATGCCGGTTTTTTTATTTATTAAACTACCAACAATTTTAATTATTAGGAGGTTTTGTGGTACAATTTAAACCATTTGGATATATGACATACAGGGAGTATCCTGAGATAAAAAAAGAGATAAAGAGCTATGGTATGACTATAAAAAATTTTGCATTTATGATAGGTATGAGTCCTCCGCAGTTAATACAAAAACTCGGAGGTTTTCAGCGCCTACATATGGAGGAATATGATAAAATTAAAAACACTCTAAATGATATGAAAAAATTATTTGAGGAAAAAAAGTAATGAAAAAGGATGCTTATTATTTTAGCCATGATTCTAATGCACAAGATGATCCTAAGTGCATGCTCCTTATAGATCAATTAGGGATGGAGGGATATGGTATTTTTTGGGCATTAATAGAAAAATTACGCTCAGAAAAAGATTACAAATTACCAATAACAATTACGGCTTCATTCGCTCGTAGATGGTGCACAAGCAAAGAAAAAATTGATACAGTTGTTAGGAATTTTAATTTATTTACAGTTGATGAAAATAATTTTTTTAGTGAAAGACTTATTAGGAGCATGTTTGAAAAATCAAATCATGGTAAAATTGCTGCTAATAAAAGATGGAATAATAACCAGTTAATGCACGAGCATCATCGGGCATTGCTCGTAGATGCACGTGGTATGCCCGATGATGCTATTAAAGTAAAGGAAAGTAAAGTAAAAGAAAGTAAAGTAAAAGAAAGTAAAGTAAATAAAAATAAAATAAAAGAAAAGAAAATAAAAAAAGATGTTTATGAAATTTTTGAGTGTTTTCGAAAATTGTATCCAGGAACAAAAAGAGGCTTGGAAACTGAGTTCTGTAATTTTCAAAAAAAACACGGTGACTGGGAAAATATTATACCTGCACTACTCCCGGCATTAGAGTCGCAGATAGCCATAAAAAAACAATCGGCATCGTTAGGAGGTTTTGTGCCGCAGTGGAAAAATCTACAAACTTACATCAACCAGCGTTGTTGGGAGGAAGAGGTAATTGTAATAGTTGGGAAAAATAACAACGAGGAATTTGTTGGTGAAAACGAAATACCATTTTGATTAAAGGGGGCTGTATGTTTATTGAACTAAACGAGGTAGAGCTTTTAGGTAATGATGGAAAAAATAAAAAATTATGGACAACAATCGGTAAAGATGCAAAATTTTATGGTGAGCAAATGAAACTACTTCAATCGTTTTTTGGGAAAATAAAAAATGAAACCAAGCCAATATACTGCGACATGATGAAAAAAATTACTGTGGAACGTTTTGGTACTATGGTGCAATACATAATTCAAAATCATAACCAAACATACAACTCAAAATCTTTTCCATTACCTGCTGTTTTTACCGATGCATACAACCGGACATGTGTACCGCTCGAGCAGCGCCCATATTCGCCAAAAGAATATGACGATGAACAAATGTTAGATGAAGATTTTGCGAAAACTCGTGCTATGTTAAAATCGTTTGAGATTGATTTTATTGCAAAACACGGAGTTGATCCATTAACACCAAGGGAAAGAGAACTTGAAGAAAATAAGGAAGGAAAAAAAATGAGACACGCAAAACGCGATGCAGGGCTCGTATACTCTCACGTAACAAAAACCGATTTACCAAAAGACGAAGCAAAATTACTTGGAACATATTGCGAATATTAAACTAAAGGAGATTTGTATGCATGATAGAAAAATTCAATTTTCAAACGTAGAGATTGGAAAAATTTTTAAAATAGACGGATCATATCGAGAGGTTGTTAGATTTGAACACGGTGTTGCTATGTTGCATTGCAGATATATTCCAGGCGTACCAGTAACATCGATTGATGTTTGTGTGTGTGATTTTGATGCAAAAAAGAATTGGCATTTTTTACCACCAAGTGAATCATGGGGCGAAAAAGGATTTACGTATAACAACCATGATATTGCGGACTCAGTATTTAATTCTTTGGTGCAAGCTCAAAACAAAAATTAAAATGCCGCAAAATGATATCAAAAACAGAGGCTATATTTTATAACGTACTCTAGGTGTGTTTTGTGTGGTTAAAAATGGTGTTAAAATACTGTGCCTAAATTAATAATGATTTGAGCATATATCATACTTTAAAATCGAGAATTATATATATAATGTACGTATAGGTATAGGAGTGTGGTTATGATTAAAAAAATAGTTAAAGCATTTAAAGCACATATAAATTGTATTAAGCACATATCTTTCAAAAACAACAAGAAGCGTGCTGCTTGCCGTCGTTATATGTACGACTTACTTGCTAAATCAATGAGAGAGCAATCGTTGTTGAAGTAGATAACAAACGCGAGCTACTATAGGTAGAGAGATATTAGTTTAATATTAAAGATACAACCATATAAAGAAAGAGTGTATATAATATATATATAAACTATATTGCTAATAGTATTTATCTTAATTAAATAACTGTATATTATTTATAATATTATACTATGTTAATAAAATAGTTCTTATATGTGATGTATAAAAATAAAAAAAACATCTCTTTACTATCAACAAAAATTATATTATATTTATACACACACAGCCTTACAGCGACAAACAAATTGAATAAAATAATAAAAAATGCTTTACAAGTAACACAGAAGGATATGGGGTATAAAATCCTCGCAACTATTTGCACCAAGAC